CGAACCTTTGAGAAATATGTTAAGGGTGAGAGAAATCTTCCAAAAGAAGGAGATCTAGTTTATCTCCCAGTGCAACAAAAACTTCTTGAAGTTAGATTTGTCGAGGAAGAAAAGAATTTTTTTCAAGCAGGAAAGAAAGCACCATATATGTATGGATTGTCTCTAGAGACGTTCAAATATAATGGTGAATTGATTGCAACTGGTGTGAGTGAGATTGATGATCTCGCTATTAAACAGGCAGTTTCTATTGATTACATCTTGACAGCTGGTGGAACTGGAACATTCACTCAACATGAAATTGTCTATCAAGGCGCAACGCTTGCAAACTCAACAGCAAGAGGATATGTTTCTTCTTGGAACAAACCATCAAGAACATTACGTTTAAGAAACGTTCGCGGTGAGTTTACTGCAGGATCAAGTATAAAAGGAAATAGCAGTAATTCGATTTGGACTCTTACTAGTGCAAATATTCAAGATGATGCTGCATCTGATTATGATGATAACTTCAGAATTGAAACAGAAGCTGACAACATTCTAGATTTTAGCGAAACAAACCCATTTGGTGAACCATAATGCTGTCATCTAGACATTTCTATCATAGAATTATTCGTAAGATCGTCGTTGGCTTTGGCACAATGTTCAATGATCTTAAGTTGTACAGATACACAAAAGACGGTCAAACTGAAATTGAGCGAATTACAGTTCCGTTGGCTTATGCTAATAAAGAAAAGTTTTATACTCGCATAACACAAGATCCAGGTTTGGATCGTTCAATGCAGATTCAATTACCTCGCATGTCGTTTGAAATGACTGCAATCAATTATGATCCATTGCGTAAAATCACAAATTTTAATCCACAATTTTCTCCTGGTAAAGATGGTAACAATATAACAACAATTACATCAACTCCATATAATTTTTCTTTTGATCTTGTCATATATGTGCGCAACGTTGAAGATGGCACACAACTTGTTGAACAAATTTTACCATATTTTGCACCAGATCACACAATATCAATGAATCTGACTGGAATTCCAGGCGATAAAGTTGATGTTCCAATTGTATTGGAAGGATTATCATATGATGTAGCAGCTACAGGTTCTCCTGAAGAAACAAGAGTGATGACTTGGACTTTGACATTTACAGTTCAAGCATGGCTCTATGGATTCATCAACGACTCTGTTAAGATTATTCGTAAGTCTGTTGCAAATACATTTGACAGCACAACGCTTCAAACTGGAGCAAAAGTGCTCAATTTGACATCAGGATTTGGCGATTATAAAGTTGGTGAACTTGTTTATGTTGGTAGAAGTTTAAGTGCTGCAAACGCAAGTGGATTTGTTTCTTCTTGGAATAATGTAGCAAATCAAATATATGTTACTGACATATCTGGAACATTTACCACAAACAATAAACTGGTTGGCGCAGTATCAAATGCATCATTCACAATACAATCATTCGATTCAGTGATTGATAATCAATTGGTCAATTTAAATATTATTCCATCGCCGATTACTGCAAATGCAAATACTGCATTCGGATTTGATGAGCAAATTCAGATATTTCCAAATATAACATGAGTAAAGTTGACGAAAATTTATCTAATATTTTGAACACAGATTATATTCCTGTTGTCAGAGATGATGACAAGCCAATCACTATTCATCAAGATAGTGGTGAAAATCCTGATGCGGAATACTCGCGTTCAAATTATTATAATCTAATCGAGAAAGGAAACGAGGCTCTTGATGGCATTCTGGAAGTCGCAAAAGAATCGCAACACCCAAGAGCATATGAAGTTGCTGCAAACATGATCAAGAATCTCTCTGACGTCACAGAAAAACTAATGATTCTTCAAAAGCAGCAACAAGAATTAAAACCAAAAGAAGAGCAAGCCACACAAACTAATATTAATGTCGACAAAGCAGTATTTGTTGGAAGCACTGCTGAGTTGTTGAGACAGTTAAAGAATGAATCCAATAGCGGCTAAACTAAAGCATTATCTTGGCAATCCCAAATTAAAGCGGGTAAATATGTCAATGCAACTTACGGAAGATCAAGTCCGTGAGTATGTCAAGTGCGCTCAAAATCCAGAATACTTTATCGAGAACTATGTAAAAATCATCACACTTGATAAAGGTTTCGTTCAGATTGAACTTTATCCGTTTCAAAAAGATGTTGTCAATGACATTAATAATAATCGTCGTGTAATTGTAAAGGCTGGTCGTCAGGTTGGTAAGACTACGATCATCGTCGGTTATATTCTCTGGTACATTCTTTTCAACCAAGACAAAACGGTCGCGATTCTTGCTAACAAAGCCAGTACGTCAAGAGAAATTCTTGCTCGCATTAAATTGGCATATGAAGCATTACCAATGTGGATTCAGCAAGGCGTTAAGGTATGGAACAAGGGTGACATTGAATTAGAAAACGGATGTCGTGTGCTTGCTAACTCTACCGCATCAAGCGCAATTCGTGGTTTCTCTATCTCGCTCCTATATCTTGACGAGTTTGCATTCGTCCCAACAAATATTGCCGAAGAATTCTTCACGTCCGTTTATCCTACGATTTCTTCTGGTACAACTTCGAAGATTTTAATTTCTTCGACGCCGAACGGAATGAATCACTTTTACAGGATGTGGACAGAGGCAACAGAGGGTCAGAACGGATTTAAATTTGTTGAAGCAAACTGGCGTCAGGTTCCAGGTCGTGATCAGAAGTGGGCGGACGAACAGCGCCGTGTTCTTGGTGATGAGAAGTTCCTGCAGGAAATGGAATGTGAGTTTATGGGTTCAGCTGGAACGTTGTTATCAGCGCCTGCCTTAAAATCTCTCGCCTTTATTGCACCAATACATTTATCTGAAAATGGAATTAAAATCTACAAAGCGCCAGAGAAAAATCGAAACTATGTAATTGTTGCTGATACTTCTCGAGGAAAGGGGTTAGATTACTCTGCATTCAGTGTGATTGACGTGACGGAACTCCCGTATCGTCAGGTTTGCACTTATAAGGATAACAACATCAGCCCTCTTGTGTACCCTTCAATCATCAAACGAATTGGCGACTACTATAATCAGGCATATGCGCTTGTGGAAATCAATGACAACGGTCAGCAGATTGTAGATTCCCTCTTTGAAGACTATGAATACGAAAATATTCTTTCGACCGTTGAGATTAAAGGAAAAATTTCAATCACATGGGGTTATGGAAACAAATCCTATAGAGGAATTCGAACAACCAAGTCTGTCAAAAGGCTTGGATGTTCTCTTATGAAGAACCTAATCGAAGGTCAAAAACTCATTATCCAAGATTTCGATACAATTTCAGAACTCTCGACCTTTGTAGCCAAAGGAAGTAGTTATGAGGCTGAAGAGGGGTCTCACGACGATCTTGTTATGACTCTTGTGTTATTCTCTTGGATGACAAATCAGCAGTTTTTTGCAGATCTGACTAATACGGATGTTCGTGCAAAACTTCATGAAGAACAAATGAGACAGATTGAAGAAGAACAATTACCAACTTTCCTTGCTGGACATGAAGAAATTGATCAAGGTGAAGAGCAGTTTATTTCTGGTGGAACAATTTGGAGTGTTGTGCAGCGTTAAAACCCCCGAAATACTAAATAACCAGTAAGATTCTTAAATCTCCATTTATAGGAGCGAAAACATGGCATTCTTAGTTTCTCCAGGAGTCAATACTTCTGAAATTGATTTAACTACAGCGGTTCCAGCAGTCGGCACATCAACTGGTGGAACGGTTGGATTTTTCCGTTGGGGTCCAGCAAATACTGTTATCCAGGTCACAAGCGAATCAGATCTTGTACAAAAGTTTTTCGCTCCAGATTCAAACACAGCTGCATCATTCTTATCTGCTGCAAACTTCCTATCATATGGAAACGACTTGCGCGTAGTTCGTGTTTGCAGCGCAACGACAGATAAGTCAAACAATGCAACATCAAATTCATCGCACAATATTACTGTAATGAACGATGAAGAATACTTCATCAACAATTACGGTGGTGCAAATGCTAACGTTGCATTCTGCGCTCGTTATCCTGGCTCTCTTGGAAATTCTTTAAGAGTTTCTGTTTGCGCATCTGAAGCAACATTCGATAGTTGGTTATTTGCTCCATATTTTGATGGTGCACCAAATACTTCAAACTTTGTCACATCAAAAACAGGCAATTCACTTCTTAAAGATGAAATGCATATTATCGTCGTCGACGAAGATGGCACGATTACTGGAACTGCAAATACTGTTCTAGAGCGTTTCTCAAATCTATCAAAGTGTTCTGACGCCAAAGGTGACGATGGCGCAAGCATTTACTATAAAGAAGTTCTATATCGTAACTCAAAGTGGGTGCACTGGTTAGGTCATGCTCCAGGTAGCAACGCTGCAAATTCTTGGGGTCAAACTGTTGCTGCCGCTGCTGCAACAGGTACTCCACTACACTCACCAGTTATTGCCGATTACTCTTTCGTAAATGGTGCTGATGGCACACCAAGTCAAGCAGACTTCGTGAACATGATTGATCTCTTTACGAATAAAGAAAAGATCGATGTTTCTCTATTATTTGCTGGTGATTGCGGTGTTTCTTCAAACTCATCAATCAGCTCAACAGTAGTTGCCAATAAGTATCTTAATGTTGCAGACGGTAGAAAGGATGCTGTGGCATTTATTTCTCCTCCATACGCAAATTCTGTAACATCAACTGCAAAGAGCACAGACGTTGTAAACTTCCGTAACGGTTCTGGTTTACTCGATACATCTTACGGTGTAATGGATAGCGGTTGGAAATATCAGTATGACAAGTATAACGATGTCTATCGTTGGATTCCATTGAACTCTGACGTTGCTGGTCTCTGTGTTCGCACAGATCTACAACGCGATCCATGGTTCTCACCAGCAGGATTGAATCGCGGACAGATCCGTAATCTTGTCAAACTATCATTTAATCCAACTCAAGCAGAGCGTGATACGCTTTACAAAGCAGGTGTAAATCCTGTTGTCTCATTCCCTGGAGAAGGCACTGTCCTCTTTGGTGATAAGACATTGCAAGGTCGTCCATCTGCATTTGATCGTATCAATGTTCGTCGCCTATTCATTGTCCTAGAAAAGGCAATCTCTGCTGCTGCAAGATCAAGCCTCTTTGAATTCAATGATGAATTTACACGCTCACAATTCGTCGCTCTAGTTGAACCATTCTTGCGCGATGTACAGGGTCGTCGTGGTATCTACGACTTCCGCGTGGTCTGTGACGAAACCAACAATACTCCAGCAGTCATTGACCGCAACGAGTTTGTTGGCGATATCTACATTAAGCCAGCAAGAAGCGTAAACTTCATTCAGTTGAACTTCGTCGCTGTTCGCAGTGGCGTTGCCTTCGACGAAATCGTTGGACGCTTCTAATAAATAGATTAAGATAAAGTCAGGAGAATACAATGGCTTTTAATGTATCTGAATTTCGTTCACAAATGCAGTTTGATGGCGCAAGAGCCAATCTGTTTGAAGTCGAAATGACGTTCCCATCGTTCTCGTTGCCAGGAAATGCTGCTCGTAAATTACGCTTCATGTGTAAAACGGCGCAGATTCCTGGATCAACAGTTGGTGTTGTTCCAGTTCAATATTTCGGTCGTGAAGTTAAGTTTGTCGGCAATAGAACTTTTGCTGATTGGACTGTTAACATTCTAAACGACGAAGATTTTACTGTTCGCAACGCAATCGAACGTTGGATGAATGGCGTTAATTCGCATCGCTTTAATACTCGTAGTGCCTCTGCTGCAACTCCAATTTCCTATGGTACGGACGCTTATGTTCGTCACTATGGTAAAACAGGAAAAGTAATTAAGACCTACAAGTTCATCGGTCTGTTCCCAAATGATCTCGCGCCAATCGATCTAGATTGGGGCAACAATGATGCTATCGAAGAATATTCAGTGACTTTTGCATATCAATGGTGGGAAGCAGTCGCCGAAAACGTGGTTTAATCTTGAACTTGTTTTATATTATGGAGTTAATTAATGGCAATTAATCTTTTCGGTTTCGAAATCTTAAGAAAGAAGCCTGAGGCAGTTACTGTCCAGGCTCCTATTGCTGCGCCTGTATTGGATGATGGTGCAATCAATGTTTCTGGCGGATTTTTTGGAACTTATCTAGAC